GATCCTAAAAGCAGAGTATTGTGAACCAAATATTGAGCAGTTTCTAACGCTGTAACTTGAACTACAGATCCAACGATTCCACCTGAAGTAGTTCCATTCATAGAAAGTACATCATTAGATGCTCCTGGAAAGAAAGCTTTTTTAGCTCCATCATTCACTGCAATCATAGCTGCACCTGTAAACTTGTCAGTTCCATCAGTTACGATTTGAACATCAGTTGCTAATGTATCTACATAAAAGTAAAAACTTGCACCAATGTTATTTTGATTATTAAAATCATTATCGCCTGCTGATGCTCCATTAGCACTTGCATTGATTGATGGTAAAGTAAAGATACCATCCGCGTCTTGTGTTAGTAAGATTCTTCCTGCGTGAGCATTTACAGTTAATGAAGTATTAGCTGTTAACGCAACAGTTGAACCTGGTCCAGTACCTATAAAGCCATTTTTAGAAATGACCGGTCCTGAAAACGTAGTATTTGCCAT